GGCCAGTTGGTCGCGCTGCAACTCGAGCGCGGTTTTCTGGTTGCGGATCTGCTCAAGCTGCGCCTTGATAGCGGCCTTGTCCGCGTTCGGTGCTCCCTTCGCCAACTCGGCCTGCTTGCGGGCGATCGCCAACTCAGCGAGACGCTGCGTCAACTCCGCAACCTGCTGCTTGGACTCCGACGTGCTCAACGGGGCCAGAGACGCCGCAGCGCCGTCCATTGACTGCCGGAAATCCTGCGCCGGAACCGCCAACGCCGAAACCTGACTTTGCAGCCCCGACAAGCCGCCGCTGAACTGGTTCACCGAACTCGTCGCCTCACCGAGGTTGAAGTTGAACACCACACCCTCGGCGTTACCGAACACATCTTTGACTTGCTGCATCATCAGGCGGGCGATCCCCACCACTTCACCCACAGCGCCCTTGATTCCGCCGGCGAACCCGGTACCGATGGCTTCACCGGACCTATCCACCCAGCCCGACCCGGCGAACGGCCCCTTGTCGGCCGGGGAGTTCGGGAAGAACTGCCTCGCCGCAGCCATCAACGATTGGGCGGCCGCGGCCACCGCACCCGACTGCGAAGAAATGCCGCCCGCGAATTCCCGGCCCACAGCCTCACCGGAAGCCCGGGCAGACGCCGACAAACTCTGCAACGCCGAGGTGATCTGACCCGACCAGCCCTGCACCGCTGCCACGGCCTGGGAACCGCCGTTGGTGACTGCCGACACCAGATCGTTCATGGCGGTCTGCGCCGAAGTCACTAAGCCGGTGAACGAAGTTTGCGCCAAAGTTGGTAACTGGCCGATGGAAGCTTGGAATGCGGTGGTGATCTGCGAGCCCGCCGCCCCGACCGCCGAAACGGCCTGACCCAACGCCCCGGTGATCACCGCGGGAATCTGGTTGAACGCCTGCTGCACCGCGTTGGTGATGTTCCCGGCCTGCTGACCGATGGACAACACCATGAACCCGAACGCCCCGGTGATGCTGGTTTGCACACCCTGGAACGCTGTGGTGGCCGTCAACGGCAGCTGCTGGAACGCCGTGGAGATAGCGGTGTTCAACTGGGTCACACCCGCTGTCACGGTCTGCTGGATGACACCCCACGCCCCGGTGATCGCCGGCGCCAACGCGCCGAACGCCTGCCCCACCTTCGCGGGCAGCGTCGACAGCGGCAGCACCGCCTGGTCGATGCCCTGCTGCAACACCGGGCCGAGCTGGGTGACCGCGGCTTGGGCCTCAGTGATCACCCCGGTCATCTGGGTTCCGATTTGCGCCTTCACCGCGTCGGTGACCCCGGTGCCGGTGAACGCCGACTTCAACGCCTCAGCCTGGGCCTGTTTCGACACATTCACCGCGGCCGACAACTGGTTGTTGATCGCCTCGGTTAAACCCGCACCACCGTCGGTGGCAGTTGACGCCGTCGCGGACAGGTTCTGCTGGAACTGCCTGGCCGCCTCACTGCCAGCCTCGGCAGCAGCTTTCGGGGCCTCACCGAAGAACTGCCGGAACGGGGCCTTATCACCCAGAACCCCGTCCTTGCCGAACAACCCGAGGAACCCCTCGGTCTGCTTCTGGCTGGTGTCCAAATCCTGCTTAGCGCCGGTGATCCGCTCAAAGGTTGCCGCGACATCCTTGATCTTGTCGATCGTGTCGACGATGCCGCTGATGATGGTGGCCACATCCTCGAAGCCGCTTTTCAGCAGCGGCAGGATGTCGTTGACGATCGACCGCAGATCGGCGGCGAAGTCTTTCATCTTCTGCCCGAAAGCAGGATCGGACAGGTTGTCGAAACTCCACGCCGCGATGTCCTTGATCGTGCCGCCGATCTCCCCCAACACCGCTTTGAGGTTCTGCATCGCCGAATCGAGTTGCCCGTTGGCGGTGATCTTGTCCACCCAGGTGGAGAACTCGTTGCCGATCCGGCTGAACGAATCAGCGAGACCGTTGAGGAAGCTGCCCGACAACCCTCTGGTGAGGTTGAGCAGCCCGTTGGTGAACGCCTGGAATCCCGGTGTCGCCCTGGTGATCGCCGAACTGATGTTGTCGATGATGGTGCGGACGCTTTCCAGGCCCGCGCCGCTGGTGACAACATCGACCACACCACCGAAAGCGTTTGACAGGACCGTGGCGACGTTGGCCAGCTGCCCTTGGATTTTCGGGATGAACTCGCCGACCTTACGGAACGGTTCCTGCAAACCCTTCTCGAAGGCGCCGCTGACAGCGGTCTTCAGATTGTCGAAGGCCGGTTTGACAGCCTCGGCTGCCTTAGCGATGCCATCCATGCCCAACGCCAACACCGACGCCGGAACCACCGCGGCGGCCAACAGGCCGGGCAAAGCGACAAGCGCACCAGTGGCCAAAGACAAAGCTGGGGCCGCTAACGCCACGACCGCGGCGGCTATCGCCCCGGCCTCACCGAACTTCGCCATCGAGTTCGCGGTGTTTGAGAAACCCTTGGAAAGCCCGGACAGCGACGACGACACCCGGTTGAATCCACGCAACGCTGTCGCACCGAAACCAGCCGTCGCGGTGGTGAACGCCGCGGAAAACCTGACCAACGATCTACGCACACTGTTGTTGTCGACGTCGACTTCCACCGGAACCTTCACCGCTTGGCCGCGCAAACCACGCGCAAACCCCGCCAGGAAAGACCTCACCCGGGTTTGGTCGGCCTCCGGCTCAACCGGAACCTTCACCGCGTTAGCGGCCGAAACTTTGACCTTCGCGTCGGGAAGGTTCGCGGTGGCTGCCCGCACCTCGTCCCGCAGCCGGCTGGTGTCCGCACCAACCCTGATATCAGCGACTTTACGTTCCAGCTTCTCCAGTTCGCCCTGCAGTTCCTCCCGGAACCGATCCAAATCAGGAATGACCCGGATCGAGACCTTCCCGACTTCCTTCGAACCGGCCATCTGAACCTTCCTCAGCCAACTTTTGGGCCGCGATAGCGGCGAATGAACCAGCGCCGCGGCGCTTCGGACGGTCAGGGATGGGGAACGGCTCCGGCGGCTTCGGCCGGGACTTCACATGCGCCGACACATAGGTGTGCTGCAAAGCCCGAACCGCGTTCACCGTCGCCGCCGCCGCATACCGGGACGCGTCCCAACCGCGGAACTCCTGCCCACCACGCACAGCAGCGTTGAACCGCCCACCCTCAGGCAAGCCGCGGATCAACACCAACAACCACAGCGGGGTCAGCGGGCTGCCCGGATGCATCAGATCCCGCAAATCCACCCGGTAATGCTCGAGCAGGTCAGCGGCCAAATGCTCACCGTACTCATCTATGAGGTCGGCGAGCCCTCGGCTTCCCCCGCCTGGGTGCCCTCCATCCACCGCGAAAACACCCGCAGCGTCAACGCCAAATCGTCCTCAATGGACTCCACAAGCCTCGCGCCGAGCTTCTCGTTGTCGGCCACCAAAGGCAGGATCTTCAACGCGATCTGAGCGGACTGCTCAGTGGCCACCAAACCGTCCTGGTCCTCGTCTTTCTGGATGGCGGACAGCTCATCGAGCAGTGTGTACACCTGTTCCCGGGTGGTTTTGGGGAGCCGCAGAAGGTTCCGCAGCGTCAACGTTTTCCCCTCCCCCACGTCCAGTTGGCAGGGGGCGAATTCGCGCTCGATGTCTTCGCGGAGGGAATCCAAAGTCAAAATGTTGTTGTTGGGCATGGCTGGGCCTTTCTCATAGCGGGTCTTTGGCGGGCAGTGTGGTGAAGGGGGGAGGGGAGCGGCCCGCCAGGAACTCCCCTCCCCCGGCCTACTCACGGGACGAAGAAGTCCTTGTTGATCCAGGAGAACTTCACTTCGGTGTTGTGGCGCAGCAGCGTCGCCCGGATGGGCAGCGCCGCGAACTCGTCGGTGGCCATTTCCACCGCATCGTCCCGCCTGAACGACGCCTTGTGGGCGTGGAACCCGATCTTGTTGTCGCCGTCCACGATCAGGATGAACAGGGCCTTCTCCACCGGGACGGTGGTACCGCCGGCCACACCGAATACACCGGTCGTGGTGGGCAGGGCGTCCTTGCCGTAGTACAGCTCGAACGCACCCGAGTCGAACTGGTGCAGTTTGAAGACGAGGTAGTCAGCGACCGGTTTGGTTTCCACCTCGCGCAGCGACTCGTTCTGCCAAGTGCCACGCGTCTCCAGATCGCCGCCGTCGTAACCGAACTCCGGCAGATCATCGCGGGAGGTGTGCCCGACGTTGACCCACGCCACAGGCAGTGTGGTCTTCGCATCCGCGGCAGCCGAACGGCCACCGGCCTTGCCGCCAGCGTCAGCGTCGGGGTCAACAACAACATCGTCAACCCCGGCTTCGAGAAGCAGCTTCGGGGTAGCCAGAGCGGCAAGCTCAGTTGGGGTCGGTGCGGCAGTTCCGACCGGGGCCGTGAAAATGAACCCAGTCGCAGCGGTGATCACCGCTTTGTCATTGATTGGCATGTCTATTTACTCCTGTTACTTGATTGGAAGGGGCCGAACCCCGAATGCGATAAGTCCCTGAACCCGCCAGGAGTCCTGGAAAGGAGACGGGTACTGGGCGGCGCCAGAGGTCTCCCGTATTGAATGCAGATAGCCGGTATCTGTTCGTGCCTGATTCCTCGCAGCCGAATACAGCGCCTCCAGGGCGTCCTCGTACAGCTGCTCGGTTTCCACCAACCCCTCTATGCCGTAAGCGGTCAACTCAATGACCGGCATGGCCAACTGGGTAGGTCTTCGGTCGTGCCGCATCCCACCGATCCGCCTGACTTGCAGCATCGGGAAATCACGAAAGTCGATGTCCTCCACCCAGGAACCGACCTTCACATCGGGAAACGAGTCCCGCAGGATGGGGAGAATGACCGACTGGATGCGAGGCATCCTCGACATACTCACCTCCCTAGGCTTGGCTGTGCGTCCCCGTCATGATGTAAAGACCGAACGGCGCTCTCGTGCGGGTGCCCTCCAACTTCCCCGAGGGGGCGTGCCCGTACTCGATGGCCATCGCGTTCTCGGCGGTCATGGAGACGTGATAGTCGCAGGTGTAGCGGCCGTCCGCTTCGGACACCTCGATGGCGGTTTCGCCGGCCGAGTCGCGGTCGTACTTCACCCACCGTGTTGATGAGCGGGCAGCTGTTAAACGGGTTTGCGCGATGCCCTCCAGGCGGCCCGCTTCGTCCCGCAACGCACCCTTCACCCCACCCATGTGGGCGATCATCCCGTTGAACGCTTTGCCCTTCTTGTAGATCTCAGCCATCAGTGCCTCTTGATGGTGTAGATCAGGTGGGCGGTGCGCGGAGAGTTGCTGTACCTCAACGGGTCACCGTGGATGACCCACCGCTCACCCATCCACTCAATTTGGGACTGGGCACCCAACACGCATCTCAGGCCGCGGGGGAACCGCAGCGAATACACCTTCTCGCTGTCGAACCCGTCCCCGTACTGGTCGGCTGAGGCTGCACCACCGGAACCCAACGGTTGGATGCGTGCCCTGGCGCGGAACCCGCACTTAGCGGCTTGGGTTTTCGTGTTCCCGTCCGCGTCGGTGACCTTTTCCTCCGGGAACACAACCACGCACTGATTACCCCTATCGAGGAGGCTCATTGGGTGAGTGCGGCTTTCACGTCCGAGGGCCGGATCAGCTTCGTGCGGTCCTTGAGGACGTGCGGGATGGTGCCGTCAGCGACGAGCCTCTTCAGCCGGTTCATGGAGATGTCAACGACACCTGGGATGCGTGTCATCGGGATCGGAGTGTCGTCTTCTCCACGGCCCTCCACTCGGTCACCGTGATCTTCGGTGGAGCCTTCCGCCCAGGACTTCCCGGCCAGCAGCAGCTTCGCCAACGACTCTGGCAGGTCGACGTTGATTTCTCCGTTGGTGATTTCCATAGTCACAGCACCTTCGGCGGGGCCAACACGTCGAACGTGACTGAACCAGACGCATAACGGTTAGCTGTGTTGCCGCCGTACATAATTATCATCGAATCCGGCGAGCAAGCGTCCTCAAACACCACCACTCGCCTGCCACCGTTGTCAGAGGATTCCCACAACACCCTCGCGGGGCCACCGGCACCGGACTGCACATACGTTTTCGCTGGGGTAGTCGCCACCTGGCTCATCCCGATAAGCCGCCGATACCGTGCCCGAACATTGTAGCCGTCGGTATCGCCAGAGTTAGCTGTACCTGTAATGGTGTGGCTGGCATAGTTACTCACCGACACCGAATTACTGGCGAACGTGTACGTCGGATTGTTGGCTTTACCAGCCAAATCCGTGCCGGTGGTGCAAGTGACCACAACTTCCTGCGGGCCTTTGCCCGGTGTGATAGCCGCACCGTAGGCTCGAACCTCGCCCCGCGTCTTATCGGTGGGATGTGAACCGCCTGTCAAAGCCGCACCCAACTGGGTAAGCGTCTGCGTGCCGTACTTGACCGTGATGGTCCACACCGACCCGCCTGGAACAACATCGGGGATCGTGAAGCCCACGAACACCACGAGGTAGTCATCAAACTCGCCGGGGGTGTGCGTGTACGTTGCGCCCATCGTTTTCGACGCGGTGACAACGTACTGCCCCCCACCGACAGCGGTGTTGGAGACCCGCACCAACGTGGGGTCTGGTGTGGTTGATGCGGGGCAGCACTGCCGCCGCTCCAACGCGGTGACACGACCGTCAAGCCCGGACAGATCATCCCCGCCTCGGGGCGGCACAGTGATCTGCGTCGGATCGCCAATACGGTCCTTGCTGCCGATCATCGGGGCCATCTTGTTACTTGCAGTCACGGTTTCACCTTCCCGTCGATTTCGATTCCAGTGGCTTCGATCAGCGCCATCACAACATCGTTAAGCAACCAGAACATCTCGGTGACGCTCTGCACCGTGGCATTAGGCCCGTTTATGGCATCCATCAAATCTTGGTAAGCCCTCTTTGTCAGATAATTGTTCAGGACGAACTCAATGACATCGTTGATTGCCTGCCGGGTATTGCCCAGATCGACCTCATGCTTATCGGCCAACGCATCAAGACCACTGGCAGCGGTTTCACCGACACGCACACCGACCGCCTCCGCGTAATTCTTCGCGGCAATCAGATTCTGGTCACAGGAACCCGATACACCTGCGGCAAGTTGTTCCGTGTAATCCTTGAGCTGCAGCTTGGCCTGATTGATATCGGCGTCCACCTGAGTTTGATCCGCTTTAGCCCCAACAGCACTCTCAAGCGCGGCGATCCGCGCCGACAGCGTAGCCGTCGCCGCCGTCACCGCAGCCTCCATTGCAGCCTGGTCAACCGAACCAGGAGTCAACGCATCATCAACCGTCAACACCCGTCGGCCGTTCACCAGTAACGAGCCGTCAGGCAGATCCATGTTCAGCGACACAGGCTTATTCGGGCCGGAAATATCCAAACCCTCAATGCCGACCTGGCCGTCATCGGTGTTCAGCCGGATCGTCTTCGGCATCGCCTTGAACTGCGACTGAACAGCCTCCTGGATCATCGGGCCGAACTCAGTGAGCTTCCGCTCAATGATCGCCTCAACAGCAGCCTCATCGGTGACGCCGGCCGGGATCGCCGCAATCGAGGCGTCGATCAACGTCTGCACCTGGGCCTGCGTCAAACCACCAGACCCACCGCCCGTGGGGAGGGTGCCCAAACCCCCACCAGTGGGCTTCGGGACACCGTAATCCCGCTCCAAAACCTCATAGATGAGGGCTGTCACACCCACAACCGTGATAACAGTTGCCATAGCCTTTAAATCTCCGCCCTAAGAATCGTGTGCCCATCGCCCAACAACAGAGAAGGAACCAGCGTCGTCAACCGATTGCGGTGAACACCCAATGTCGCCCACTCATCGGGCAGGATCTGCAACCTGCCCGTCGTCAACTCCTTGGAAAGCTGGTAGGTGTAGCTGCCGTCGGTCTCCGAAACGAAACCCTCCGGGTTGCGGCACAACCGCAACACCGCATCGGCCTCAACCTGAACCAAGTCCTCCACATCCAGCCGGCCCGAATCAATCCAGGCGTCCAGATCGGGAATCCTGCGGCGAATCAGACGCTCCACATCCTCGAGGCGAACCTCGACGAGCGCCTTCTCCTCCTCGGTCAAAGCACGCGACCAGCGCACCGCCACATCACATGCCGACGCGAACGCCATCTCTCACGCCCCAACCTTCTTCGTGGGGGCTTTCTTCGCCGGTGCCTTCGCCGGCGCTTTCTTCGCCGGGGCTTTGGCCGGCGCTTCTGCCGCAACCGCGTTTTCCGCGGCAGCCTCCCAGCCGCCCGCCGAAACCAGCACACCGGCCAAAACCTCCGGCACGTCGGCTTCCTCGCCGCTGACCTTATTTCTGATCTTCATTCGCAACCTTTCAACCGCGATTCCAACTCGGCCACCCGTTCCTCAAGTGCAGCGATCCGACGCAGATAGTGCTGCCGTTCGTTCATCTCAGCCACATTGTTGATGTTCGAGATAGCCTGGAGATGAGCAGGATTCACACACTGCCGGTTAGCGCAAGTATGGTGGATCGTCACACCGTCGATGTTCTCGTCGGGGTGAAAGAAACTGTAGGAATACCTGTAGGCCATGACGGTACGTGATCTGGATTCCTTTGGAATCTTGTTCAGAGGGAACGTCCCACGTTTACAGGCCAACCAGTTCCAGCAACCACCAAAGTCTCTCAGGTCAACCCTGTCCCAGAACCGGTCTTCCTCAGACCAGTCAAGTCGCAACTTGCGGAGTGGGACTAGCTGATGACCCTTTGCGCGTTGATTAGCGTGCCCAACACAAAAATCACCCCTGCGTGGTTTATCGCAACCTTTGAACGCGCAGCGCGGAGGGGTCGGGGCTACCGACCCCTCCGAAACTGCAAGGCTCACTTCGTGAGTTTCACAAAGCTTGCGGGGTCGTTGACGAGGACGCCGAACTCGGCCTCGACGCGCACTGCGACGAGGTTGTTCTGCCAGAGACTGACGAGGCCGGAGCCGTCACCGTTGGCGCTCATGTCCAACGTGGCTTGGTCGGACACGTCGTAGGAGATGCCGCCGATCTGCCCCCACACCACCTGCTGCCAGTCACCCATGAAGCCGAGGATGTTGGTTGCGTTGGTGACGTGATCCGACAGGAACGTCGGACGGCCCAGCACCCGGCCCGAACGGAACGGGGAGTTGATGTCGGTGTAGGTGGCCTCAATGAACAGCGGGCGCTTACTGGCGTCCACCGCGGCGTTGATGACCGGCTCCGCCTGGTTGTCGAACAGTGTCCCGTTCCACTTCTTGTTCGCGTCGACCAGGAGCTGCAGACCGGCGTTCAGCGACGTGTACGCGGTGTCCGCCGCGGTGGCACCCGACAGCTTCACGCTCTTCGTGGTCTGCGCGACGTTCGCCCCGAACGGGGAGTTCGTGCCGTGCAGCACCGCCGCGTCGAACGCAACCGCAATCGCCTCAGCGACTTTCTGCCGCATGGTGTTCAGGTAGTTCGCGGGATTGACCCGCACCACCTCGGACGAAGCAGCGAAGATCGTGGCGATCTTGTGCGGGACGATGTCCTGTTTGACCATGTCGCCTTTGGTGACGGGCTTCTGATCACCCTCACCGACCCACTTGGCGGTCACATCGCCGGTCCAGTGCGGGATCCGCACACCGGTCGGACCCAAAGGGATCTTGCGGGCGATCTGCTGAACAACGGAGGTCTTCTCAATCTCCGCGAAGTAGTCCTGAGCCAAAATCGGCTCGAGGTAACCCGAGAACATCGCGTCGCCGGTCCGAGCGACCGTATTAGGGGTATTGAATGCAGGCATTTCTGTTTATCTTCTTTCTTGAAAAGGGGGTTTAGGCGCCGACCATCCGCTTCACGGTCTCCAACAACGGATCACCGTTCAGCGGCAGCACATTGCCCGAACCCTGAGATGGGTCAACAGGGCGCTCCCGGGCGGGAGCCTTGTCCAGAAGCGACTTCACACGCTTCACGCTGTCCGAAACCGTGGCCTCATCGTCACCCTGAATCAGGGCAGCCACATCCAGAACATCCTCAGCTGGGATGCCCTCAGCGAGAACAGTCTTCAACTTCAACAACTCCAAGCTGCGGGCGGAAAGCTCAGCCTGGGTTTCGTTGAACGCTGCGTCCTGATCACCATGAGACTTCTTGAGTGCCTCGATAGCCGCGAGGGCTTCGTTGCGTTCAGTCCGGTATTTCGCGTTCTCCCTGCGAACCTTCCGGATCTCCTCAAGCATGCCGCTGTCCTCTGGGGTGACCTCCGGGGCCACAGCAGATTCAGTGTCGGCGGTAACGGCTTCGTCTGACATGTTGGGTTTGCCTCCTGGGCGTAGTTGAGAACCCATCAAGGGCTCACGGTTTTCCTTAACTCAGGCCGCGTTCAGGGCGGCCCAGTCAGTTGCGTCGGCCTCACCCGCGGCGATCATCTGCCGCAACTGGTTGAGTGCCTCACGATTCAGGGTGGTTTTGTACCACCCAGGTTTCCCCTTATTCGGCCCGAACTTAGGGCCGTTGCGGGAGTAGAACTTCTTGTCCGGTTCGGCTTCCAAAGCCTTCTCAGCGCGGCGGGAAGCTTCCTCCCACAACGTGAACGCCCTCTGCGATGCCCGCCGGCCAACCCAGTTCTCCAAATCGAACACCGGGACGACTTTGCAGTCGCAGTTCGTGTGGAAACGGTCCTCCGGGGCCATGAACTCCTCAATGTCCCCGAAGTACTCCTCGAGGCTCGACGCCCGGAACATGTCCACCAGCTCGTCGTCGGGTAAATCCACCCCGGCGGACTGCCCCGTGTAATACACAGGGCCGCGGGACACCAACGCCAAACAGAACGCGCACGTCTCTTTCCCGGTGGCGACCCTGGCCCAGCCACGCACCTCGGTGACCGCCAACTCCACCTTGCGGTCCACCGTCACCTTCGACCCGGCCCACGAGGTGACCTCGGCGGTCGGGTTCAACAAATCCCGGAACTCCGCGATCTGCTCATCAGTCAGCTTTACCCGTTCACGCTGCTCGGTGAGTTTGTCGTCCAACGGTTTATCGTTCTTCACCGCGTTGATGATTTGGCGGCGGCCGGCGTTCTCCACTTCACGCACCACCACCGCGGCGACCTGCCCAACCACCTGCTGCGGGGCGGCTTCCACCGACATCGACGCCCGCACCGGCTCCAAAGCCTGGGCGAACCAGGAGAACTCGTAGGGCTCCAACTCCCGCGCCAACACCGGTAAATCCGGGTGGGCCTGGCGGCGGGCGATGTCGTAGAAATCCCTGGCCAGCATCGCTGACTGCTCGCGGCGCCGCTTCACCTCCGGGAACAGCAGCCGCAGAAACGAAACCCAGTCCGCCGCCGTCAACAAAGGCTGCGCCGCGAACTTCGCGAACTGCAACACGAACCGCACCACAGCAGCCGAGATCAACGCCTGCTGCAACGCATAATCCTCAGCATCCACCAGGGCCTCTTTTGGTTACGCGCCGATCACGTCCTCAACGGCGGGTTTGGGTTTCGGTTCGGAATACATGCCGGCCAACTGGCCCAAAGGGTTCTCCTCGGCGTCCCAGGCCCGCATCTCCTCACGCTCAGCAATGGAGTACCCGAGGTCGATACGTGCTCTCTCTTTGCCGATCACACCCGCACCGTTGGCGTACAACTTCGTCACCGCATCGGCTTTCGCCGCATAAGTAGGGGTTGAGGGGTCACGCCACACCGACTCCAGGCGGAACATCTCCGGTGGGGCGTCCTGCCCCTTGGCGACCTTGTAAGCGATCCGCATGGCCTGTTCCCACGCCCCACCGAACAGCTTGTTCTTGCGCTCCACCTTCTTCACCAACCGGCTCTCGCTGGACTTGATCGCTTCAGCAGAAGCCGGATTATCCGAAGAGAAACTCAAGTATTGAGGCGGTAAACCTGTGTACGCGGCCGCTTTCCTATCCAAAGCGTCAAGGGCGTCAACGAAGTTGCGTAGCTCCGCGGCGGAGAACTGGGTGGCGTTCGCATCAGGATCCTCAAACGCCAAAATGCGTGCCATATAGGCGTCGAACAGCGCCTTACCCGTCTCCGGGTCCACCCCCAAATCCTCCGGCTTAACCCCGAAAATCAGACGCTGCGGGATGGCCATCAGCTCCGCCGTCCCCTGCATGTCCATCAAAATGCGGGCAGCCGCATCAGTGACCGACCGAACCTCCGGGCTGATCTCCGACGTGCCATACGTGTCCGACAACCGGGTGCGGTTCGCCATCGGGATCACCGGAACGAACCCCAACGAATGCTTCACCAGCGACACCTGCACCCAGCGGCCCCGCTCCCGCACCCACTGCACCGTCACATCAGGCAGATACAGGGTCGACGCCACCAAACCGGAACGCTCATCGTCATACACAGCGCGGATCGCCTTCGTAACCTCACGGGTCCGCGGATCAATCACCGCATGCAACGACGTGGGGGGCTCCACCCGGATGATCGGAACATCCGGGTCCACATTCACATCAGTGCGCGGGTCCGCAGCCGCCACCGTGATGTAGGCACGCCCATAAATCAGGGCGTCGGTGTGACCCAGCGTGGCCTCCACATCGAGGTCGTTCGCTTGCCACCAGTCCCACAGCTCCGCGTCGCCCTTATCGGCGCCGCCCATGCGGAACCCCTCCAACTCCTGTCTCTCCGCAATCGCATCCACATACAGGCGCGGATACCCCACATGCGCCAACAGCCGGCGCATCTCTGGGGGAACGGCGATACCGATCGCGTCTGGCCTTTTCTCGGCGTCGTAGTAGGCGCGGCTATCCCGGAAAGGGGTTTGCGTGGCTTCGAAAACACTCAGAAGCGCCTCACGCATGTCCTCAATGTCAGCCACTGGCGTTAACTCTCTCTGTAGTCGGCAATCACCCCGGAAGAGGTCACTTGATGACCGACACCCTTCTGCTTCTAGCTTTCCTCGACATCAGGTACTCCTGGCGGGCACCGAAAGCTAAAACCCCGCACACCGCGGCGTCGATCTTCTTTGACGAATCCTTTGACGCCTTACGGATAGTCACCGCATCGAAGTTCGTCGGGTTGCGGCGGGCGTTCAACACATGCTGACGTAAAACCGGGTTCCCGTCGTGGGTCATCTCCCGCTCCAAAACAGCGTCAAGGAACCGTTCGCAGTCCAACGCGAACCGTTTCTTCACCTGGCCGCGCATATCGAACGCCACCGGGCTACCCGGGGACGCGTTGACCTTCAAAACCCGTTTGAAGTCCCGGCCCCACGCATCCACATAGCTTTCGAACATGTGAACATCAGCGCGGAACGCCACCACATCGAACCGTTCGAAGCATGAGCGGACCACCGCGTCCACATCGGTGCGGGGAACCTCACCGCCGTACACCTCCGGGTTCCACGCCTTGATCAAAAACAGGCAGCCGTCGTCGATGCGGCACGCCACCAACGCCGACCAGTCCCCGGACTTCGACCCGTCGAACCCCAACGTGACCCGTTCACCCTTGGCCAGGACAGCGGCCGGGTCTGCCACCGCGTCCCACTCATACGGGGCGATCCACGAATCCTCCGCGGCGTTCAACTGATTCAGATGCTTGCGGCGGGACTCGGTCACCGGGTTCCGCACATCCATCACAGCGTCAAGGATCTCGTCGACCGGGAGCCACACCGAATCGCCGCGGGCGACCTCAATGCCCTCCCGCAGCTTCGCCACACCCAACTCGTAGCCCTGCGGGTCGTCCTTCAGTGACGGGATCTCCGAAACCGGTGTGTCCGCCGGGGCCTCCAACGAGTCGTACAACACACCAACATCGAAGGCCTGGCCAGCCTTCACCAACTGGAAAGCGTCGTAGTCCCGCTCGGCCACCGAATCCTCACCGGGGATGTGGGCGTTGCACAACGACAACTTCCTGGACCCGTGAACCTTCGTCACGTTCCCGCTGATCGCGTTCGCCAACGCATGCCCGCCGTTGGACTCCTGCCACAGCTGCGTCTCGTCCTGAATGACGAACGTGGGCCGGTTACCTTCCAGCGACGTCGCACTGGCCGTGCATGACTCGATCCGGCCGCCGGCGCCGCTGTAAATGATGGTTTTGCACACCTCGAGCTTGTACTGCTGGCGCAACTTGTCGGTGATCAGCACCGGGAACATGCTGAACAAGTTCCGGGTCTGGTCATGGGAACACGCCACGGCGGTCACCCACGCCGCGAACCGCTCCTTACCAACCGGCTCGCCCCGCAAATCGAAGTGGCTGAACGACACCGGCCCGCACAGCTCCGCCAAAGCGATAGCCGCGGAAAAAGGGTTCTTACCCCACCCCTTGCAGCGCCGAAGAGTCGCAGAAGGATACGTGTACGTGCCGTCCTCGTTCACCGCGTACAAGTGCAGAGCGAACCGTGTCTGCTCCAACGTGGGAAGGAAAAACCCCTCCCCGTCCGGGGAACGCAGGTAATTAGCCCACCAGTTCAGGATCCCCCACCCCAACGTGCGTTCCGGGATGAACCACGACCCGTCAAGGGTCTTCCGCCAAGTCGGGCCTTCTATGTTCGGTGGCGCCGGGAGCAACACTGACTCGTCCACTCCCAACACCTCCTGAGTCCTTGTTTTTGGTGCGGCAGTACGCCACGTTCTTCCAATGGAACCTGTACGTCACACACCCGTTCGACAACACGAAGAAGTCGCCAACCAACTGTTCAACAGCACCGTGTGCTCCATCAGATGATCGGTAGAAGCAGCATCCTGACGAACGCGGAACCCAGCAGCAGAAACGCCAAAGACCCCAACGCCAACTGAATCTTCGGCCCGGAGAACTTCGTCGCCACACTCCCAAAGAACAACACCAGCGCGAACATGATCGTCAACATTGTGTACTTGCCCGACACCGAGCTGTAGATGCTGGACTCGGCCAGCAACTCCTCAGCCTTCGCTGCGAACCGCTCGGACTTCTCCTGCCCAGGAGGGATATACGAATCCAACCCCATCGGGGTGCCTTTCGGCAGTTTCCCGTCAGCGGGGTCAACAACACCCAACCAAGTTCCCTGCGCCTCATCTAACTCAGGGGAGAACCGCTCAACGATGAACGCGGCGAAATCATCCCGGCCCAGGAGGATCGCTTTCTGCCACTCAATCCACACCGACGCATCAACGGATGTTTGCTCCGCGCCGCGGGCAGCCCACCGCGCTGAATCGGCACGCAACACATTGGACTCCGACACCAAACCGGAACCCTTACCGCCCCAACGGGAAGCCTCAAACGAGGCCCACGTCGCGGAGATCGCGGCCACAGCCATGATGATCGCCATGATGTTCTCAAACCATCGTTGGCGGCGCTCCGCCAGTGTTTCGACGTGATCCTTCTCCGGGGCGGCGAACAGGAACTCCCGCACCCCGCTCACTGGTGAACCTGCAACCGCATCATGTACGACATTCCTGTCTGGATCATCGTCTTCAGCATCATGGCCCCTACCAGGGTCCACAGTTCGGTGGAGAACAGGTCGGCGTCCGGGCCGATCACCATCGCGCCGGCCGCCAACGCGGCGAAACCAATATCAATGGCGGCGCCCTGAACGAACGTGCGGGTTGTCACCACACCACCTGAGAAGGACTCCTCGAGGTGCTCGACTTGATCCTCAAGCTTGTCGGTTTTCTTATCGACAGCTTTCTCAATAGCTTTCTGCGTGTTCTGCACGAACTGTTGTTTGTTCTGCTGAACAGCGGTGTTGACCGCTTCTTTGATGAGCGCACCTAGGTCGATTCCCGGTGGTGCAGCCGGCGCAGCCGGGGGAAGGTTCTGCGGCGGCTGGTAGGCCGGCACAGGTGCGTGCGCGTAGGTGTAACCCGGTGCCTGCTCAACGTCGTACTGCATCTGCTGGGGTGCCGGGGGTGCCACCGGGCCGGGTGGCGGCGGGGCGGGCCGCGGCGGGCCAGGTTGCTGGCTTTCCCACGGCATCATCGTCGGTCAATACCTCCTAGAAACTGTTACGGGTTTCCTCATAGAGGGCTCGGGCATCCACACCGGCACGCTGACACAACTCAAACACCAGGCGTTGGGTCAACAACCCCTCAGCGCGGATGTTCAACAACAAGCCGTGATCGTCCTCTGTCACGCTGTGATGCCACGGCCGGCCGGTCAGCGGGGTTCCCGGAGCCAACGACGGCTCAGGAGCCGGCGGAGGAGGTGGTGGTGGTGGTGGTGGTGCAGGTTCGTGAACACCTGGCTCCCGGGAACCATCCAACACCGGCAACGGATCCACCTTCGCCCCCGGATCGTAACCACGCGGCATATACGACAAATGCAGATGCGCAGCAACACCCCCGTTAGTGCCCTCATTCGGGTTGATCACACCGATCTGCTGACCCGCTTGGACTTTCGCACCCACAGTGAGCGCGTGCTCCCGAACGATGTGGCCGTACTCCCACACCCCGCCACCCTGCGAATCGTCGGAGTCGATGACAAGCCAACCGCACGGGTCCGGGCCGCCGTAACCCGCCGCGGCACCGGAGAAGATGACCGTCCCCGACTGCACCGCGAAAACCGGGCGGTCCCCAGCACCACCGTTGAAACCGAAATCCACCCCAGTGTGGATCGTGCCCCACCGAGGCCCGAACGGGCTGGTGACAATCCTGTCCGCGGTGACCGGCCAAAACCGGCCCTGAGTGGCAACTGGGGCGGGACCGGGCAGCGCAGGAGCGTCGACGCTGCCGTGCGGCCGCGCCCAGATGTAGCCTTTGCCAGCTGCGAGCAGAACGGTCTGCGCCAAGGTCAGCCAGTAACCCCACTTACCGGGTGTTGACGGCCCACCGGAGTCGGTGATCCACACCGCCCGCTGGTTATCCTCGTCGGAATATCCATGCGCCGACACATAGTGGTATGTGGTCCCGAAGTTGTAGAAATTTGGTGCCGGCCCTGAGCCTTTGATCGGGAACGGGATATTCGATAGGGGGGCAACGAAATTGATGACCAGGCCGAACCCCCCGTCGATGCTGGTGACAAGGTGATCCCAGAAGGCTTCCACCTCAGCCTGCGTCGGCGGGTCATTGGGGAGCGACACGGTGATGTAGTCCGCGTTGTGGACGTATTCGTTGAGGACACGCTCAATGAGCCCGAGGTGGTCGGTGCCACCCTCATGGGTCTGGCACTTCGCGGCCAGGACATGCTCCTCAACGTGGATGCCCCTGTCCGACAGGCACATCTGTGCGCTGGCCGGCCCGCACCAGTACCCGGTTTCCTGGGCTGCTAACTCCGCGTTATAGGGGAGGATCTTCTCGGTCATGGTGGCATCACCTCCTTACAAAGTTATGCGGGGGTTTAAACCGTTCCGTTGTTGCGGATCTGGGATTCAGCGGCGGCTGTTTCCACAGTGATCTCAGCGTCCTCCCAGCGGCCACGAACCCACACAAAGCAACTGGACAAAACACCTTCCCGGACAGCCCACAAATCCCCATCCTCAGCGGTTCCAGGCAATTCCCCAACGGAATCGGTGATACCACCTATCCGTAAGGGTTTGCTGCTCCCCTCACCCAGCGAGAACCTCTGCACCCGGCCTGTGACGTTCGTTTCGATGTGGCCGCGAATCATAGTTCCACCAGTGAGCATCTGAACCTGAACCGCGAGCTTGCCCGAACCGGCGTCAACAACACGCAAATCGGTGTGAACGGTGGAGCCGAACAGTTGGTCGGTATCAGCGGTTGCAACGGTGATCGCCCCACCGACCGTGTTGTTGTTCTTCACGTAGCTGCGGGAGATGCGGCGCGTGAAATGCTTAGTGCCACCAGTGCCCTGCTCCTGACCGGAGAACGTCACATCAACGAAGCCGCAGCCGCCCTGGCTGGGTGGCTCAATCGTGAAATATGTGACCCACACACCGACACCGACACCGGAAAGCGCAGTGTCAACGAACACGTTGCGTCCGTACCGGTACTCCACGATGCCGTCCAAAAACGCCGGGGTGCCCAGAAGTCGGTTGTCTTCAACGATGGTGACGTTCTGCTTCTGCGAGGACTGGGCGACGGTCTGCCTAGCGATACTGGCCTGTAGCAGCCCGCTGACAGTGATCAACGCCCCGGTGTAGGGCGTTTCATCCCAAACGTTCTCCCCGATCACCAGGGCCTTCATCCCATTGGCGACTATGCCAGTCGGCCAGTTGTGGAAATTGCAGCCGGTCACCACGATTTCCGACACATAATCCCGCAGGGACATCGAACCGGTACCCAGCAGCAGGGCCGAGCCTAGGTTCATGCCCTGAAAGATGACATTGGAAATGATGAAGTGACCGAACCCGCCTGTTTTCAGCGGCCCCTTCTGCGCTACCCGAATACCAGCCACCGACGCCCAGGCGATAGCGCCGCCCGTGATCTCGAACTCGCCCGTGAAAACACCGTCAGCCACCGAAATGTCGATGCCGTACTCCCACCGGCCCGGCGATTTGTAGTAGTTGATTTTGTTATTCGTCCACCTGATGCCGCCGCCGGCTTCCCACCGCACCGCAGCCGTCGATAACCGGGACGTGGCGAACACGCAGTCGGAGATGCCGCCGTCACCAGAATCACCCAAATCCAAATCAGACTGAGTGATAAACAGGCCGTAACGCACCGGCTCGTAGAAATAGCATCCGGTGATGTTGTAGCTGAAACCATCAGTGCGGACGCAATCGAAGAAACCCTGAACCGTCAACCGGGACAACGCCCAGAAGTTCGAACCCTCAAACAGAAGGCCCGTCCCAGCGGTGGGAGGGCTTCCGAATGGGCGGGTGTTGATGATGGCGAAATCCTCAAGGATCACACCTTTTCCGGTCACCCTGACCGCGTTCGCATTCGCCGAGGTCGTGATGATGGCGGTCGCTGCCGTGCCGGGATAGTTGGTGCTGGTGATGGCTTGGTTGGTCAGCCTGCCGCCGCAACCGACGATCTTGAGCGGCTTATCAATGACCAGTTCACCGGAAATGAGGAACCTTCCCGGTGGCAGGAAAATCGTGTCCCCGGAACCGGCATCATTGATTAGCTTCTGCAAACCTGCAAGGCAATCAGCGGAACCTGTGCCGTCCAACCCAGCCGCGTACACCAAATAATCATCCGCCGCAGCATCACCCGGTAAACCCTGCGGCCCACGCTCACCAGGATCGCCCTTATCGCCCTTGGGCCCCGGAGCGCCGTCTTGGCCTGCGGCACCATCAACACCGTCCCTGCCAGGGGCACCGTCCACACCATCCCGGCCCGCAACACCCGGCTCACCCTTCTCCCCGCGAGGACCAACAGGCCCAATAGGGCCGACACCACCCTCACCAGACCCAGGAGGGCCAGGAGGGCCAGCAGGCCCCTCCGGGCCGCGAGGACCAGGAACACCAACTAGACGATTCAACGGCGCATCAGCATCACAATAAGACATTCAATTTCCCGCTTTCCCTTTGTCCCTCATTGTTTGGAGGAAAACGGGATCTAATCGTCTTTCCTCACTTGAACCGGCTCAACACCCACCACGGCTTCAGCTTCACGTAGAACAACCGCCAAAGCGTTAGCGCGGGCCTCATCAGTGGGATCATCAACCGGAACCCCATCCGGCGTGGCCGTCCATGCTTCCCGAACCTCGTCCGCAATCTCGGGATGGGCGGCGATAACCGCCAACAAAGCAGCCTGCTTCGCCTGCAAGTCGGCGAAAACCTCGTCATAGCGTGCCATTCAAATATCTCCTAAACTCACCAAGTGTCCCAAGCGACACGTTTCCACTGATCCACACCCACAGCCACATACAGGTAATTGGCGTCGGCGGCGATCTGCCCCAAAGCGCCGACCGCTGTAGGGGAACCGGGGATTAAACCGGCGCGAACCGTAGCGACCGGAAGGGTCGTGAGTCCCGTAGCCCCGGCGATAGCGGCAGCCTCGAAACGCTGCAAAACCCGCCCGCCGACGCCCTTCGGGGCCAACTCCAAATTAATGTTCGTGTCCGAACCCGACACCTGAATCCGCGCAGGATCACCCGGAAGGACGGGTACTAAGTCCGGTGCCGTCAACGTACACAGCCGCAATGTTTTGTTCGTCAACGTCACCACATTCCCGGCAGTGACGATCTGATTCGTCACTAGCGGGGCCGTCAGATTACTGGCAGCCTCCCCCGAAGGCGCGACGTAAGCGTTCCCGGCGACCGGAACCAACACGATATGCGCGGGCTGCGTGGCATCCGGCTGTCTCTGCGCGACAAGCATGAACCCGTTCTTACGAACCCGAAGCTTCGCAAACGAATCCGCATCCCCGTCATAACCGATCTGATACACGGTGCCTGGGTAGTTCACACCACCGGGCTGATCGGCGCGGTGATCCACAATCCGAACCGCACGCGGCAACGCAACACCTGTAGCCGCATTCGTGCCCGCATCAACCAAACGGAACCGGTTAATCTCAGGGAAACCCGACAGATCAAACTGACCAACACCAGTAAGGCCAGTATCCGGCCAAGCAACATCCGAACCGTTCAACCACGACTCAATCCGCGCCTTCAACACCCGCCACGGCGACACCTTCACCGCCCGGTCAGCAGACCTCGAAACCGGATCAACAACCAAAACCTCAGTGTCATCATCGAAAACGTCGATAGCCTCCAACGAATCGACATCAACAACACCGTCTTTGCCGTCAACACCTTCCTTACCAGGAGGGCCGGCATCACCCTTCTCCCCGCGAGGACCGTCAACACCGTCCTTGCCCGGAGGGCCAGCATCACCCTTATCGCCCTTCGGGCCGCGCTCGCCCGGATCACCCTTATCGCCCTTCGGCCCAGGAACAGCAACCCCACCAGAACCATCCCCGGAATCACCCTTATCGCCCTTCGGGCCGCGAGGACCAGGAACACCCACAAACCGACGCACCGGCGAATCGCCACAATAAGGCATCTACTTCTCCACCTTCACATAGCCCTTAGCCCAAGCAGTACCGCCCGCCGGCTCACCCTCAGGCAAAAACACCAACTGCCAACGCGCACGATTCGCAACCGTGTCAGCGACCTCCGACTCCACCTTCAACGAAGCCACAGACCCATCCACATCAAAAAACCAACGCGAACCATCCACAAACTCGAAAAACAAATCACCGGGCGGGAAAGGCAGAGGATCACCGCACTGATCCACCAACTCCACATTCCAAAAGAAATCCCGGCCCCTGGTCACAAACATCACATCATCCCGTTGCGGGACACCCACATAACCCACAAAAACCTCCCAAACCACCAGCAACCGAAAGAAAAGCCGGGGGAGAGGAGCACCAACACGCCCACCGCGCAGCAGCTACAACCCTCACCCCGGCGGTCAACGAGCAGCCAAACGCTCCCGCAACATCCCCGCCACATCAATCACCTGAGCATCCGACACCGAACGCTCAACCTCCAACCGAACCCGACGCCGCGCACCCTCAGTCACCAACAAATCCGACAACTGCGCCAACAACGCCGCCACCATCTGAGCCGACGGCCGCGAAGCCTTAAACTGCTGATCCAAAAAGAACAACACCGACCGCGCCATCTCATAATCACTCGGCTCATAGAACCGGGCCTGCGCCGAAACCGACAACGACCCAAACAAATCCACCGTCATCGGATGCGGATCAACAAAACCCAACTCCGGCGCCCGAACACACCCAATCGCCGAAACCTTCTCAACCTCAACATCAGGCTTATTCCGCCGAACACGCTCATCACTACGCTTCGGCACCGGCCCACGAGCACCCATCGCACACCCTCCTGGGGCAACACGGCAGGCACCAGGCCCACCTACAACGAATCCAACTCAAACAACAACCTCAACGCGTCATCCCGCATCCGCACATCCTCAACAAGACGCTCAACCAACTCCTGCTGACGAACCAACAACCACAACGACAACGCCATCGACACAGCACCAGCACCCCGCGGCTCCCCCTCCGCAGCACACACAAAACCCTCAACCAAACACCCCAAAAAATCCTCAACCGAACCATCAAAAACCGACCACTCACGCCGAACCGACCCCACCAACACATCCAACGACGCAAACGTCGACTCAAACACCGAACCCCCCCGGATGACGATCCGCCGGCCGAAACCTCAACCCCGCCAACTCACGCCGACGCGCAACACCCTCCAAAGCCGACTTCCGCGCATGACACCCACGATGAATCGGCGCCAAATTCGAGCCCTCACCACCACCACGCGCCCGAGACACCCGATGATCAACCTCATCAGCCCCACCCCGGCCGCACACACAACAAACATCCGACTCACGCAACACCCGCCGGCGAATCCGAGCCCACCCAGCAGGCATCGGCACACGATCAGGCCGATCAGCACCCCAAGGCACCCCAAACCACCACCAATCACACGAAAACACGCTCAAGGACGCGAAAACCGCAGGTCAAAGCCCCCCATCGGCTTCAAAACCCGTACCGGAAAATTCAGCAGCCTAACCCAGCGGTCATCGAAGCGGGGCAGGGTTGGTACCCCCTGGGGTCAGGGAAGCGAACCCGCCTAGGCTCCCCAGTCGTCTCTGGGAACGAGATCCAGTGCCCCACGACGCTCAAGCTCTTGGCCTGCGTCAGCGACACCAGCTGAGCCTTCGATCAGCGCGGCGATCAGGTCTTGGGTTGGGATGTTGCGAAGCTTCCTATCCGCTTCCTCGTCGCACTCAAAGTCGTCTTCCCATTCCATGTCTGCCATGTCGTCGGTGACTTGGTTGTAGTAGTCACGGAACTTCAACGCTGGGCCTCCTGTGTTCCGGGTGCTGGCCGCCATCCGAAGACTCTGGCGTATTGGTCTGCTGCTGAGTTGGTGCCTTTGCCTCCGAGGAAGAACTGTGCGGCTGCTTCCGCGTAGCCTTCGACGGCTGAGCTTTGACCGTAACGTGAGAGGTCTTTCTTGAGTGTTTTCCACACTCCGGCTGAGCCGGAGCGGCCTCCACCGAAAGCGGCCATTGGGCCTCCGGTGTCGCCGTTCATGTCGTCAAGTATGTGACCCATTTCGTGAACCATTGTGTAAGCGCGGG